TTGTTACCAGAGACTATGAAGATGAATCAACACTTATTAGAGTTGCCAAGATCAGAGAAGTGGACGTGCAAGGAAAAATTGGAGCTTGTAAGATGCGTTGGAATAATGAAAAAAGAATATTTATACCAGACATGAGTTATGAGGGGTAAGTTATGAATCATTTAGATTTATGTTCCGGGATAGGTGGTTGGGGTTTGGCTTTTCGTGAATTAGGTATTAATACCATAGCTTTTTGCGAAATAGAAAAATATCCACAAAGAGTTTTAAAAAAGAATTTCCCCGGCATTCCAATATTTAATGACTTAACGGAGTTGACATATGAAAAAATCAAAAAGAGAACTGGAATTGGAAGAATTGACATACTCACTTGTTCCTACCCCTGCCAACCTTTTAGTGTTGCTGGGAAAAGAAAAGGCGAGTCAGATGCAAGACACCTCTGGACAGACGCTTTTAGGCTTGTCAAAGAGTGCCAACCGTCTTGGTTTATTGGAGAAAACGTTAGTGGACACATTGAACTCGGTCTTGATTCCGTACTCAAGGATTTGGAAACTGAGGGTTACGACACAAGGACATTTATTGTTCCAGCTTCAACGATCGGAGCTTGGCACAGACGAGAACGAATATGGATTATCGGACATAAGGAATTATCCGACACCGACAGTAGGGTGCGAGGAAGGGGGAGAACAGAGCGACAGAGTGGAGCTTACCCCAAATGGAAGTTTTATTCTGAGGAAGAAAAACAAACCAGAGAACACGTTCGGAGCAAAGCTATCAGACGCAATGTTGTTTCTGGAGAAACAGAAGATGTTTCCGACGCCTTGTGCGAGGGATTGGAAAGATACAAAACTGTATTCAAGTCAAGACAAAAGAAATTCAGATTCATTGCCAATAGTAATGATGAAAAAAGAACGTCAGAAAATGTACAGAACACCAACAGTAGACGATTCAAAAGTAGTGAATCCAAAAGACAACAGAAGAGCAGGGCTGGTAAAACAAGTAAACATAGAGCAGAACAGGAAAACTGGTGGCAAACTGAATCCGAATTTTGTGGAGTTCCTGATGGGATTTCCTATGGACTGGACAAAGGTAGAGTCGGAAGAATCAAAGGATTAGGCAATGCGATTGTGCCACAGATAGCATGGTTTATTGGATATAGTATTTTACAGACTTACAATAACGAAGATAACTAATGATGAATGGATTTATATACATAATGAGTAATAAATCTTTTGCCGATAAAAGAATTAAGATAGGTATATCTAAGAGCGACCCAACTCAACGTAAAGATAAATTATACTCAACAGGCGTACCAGAGCCGTTTGTTGTTGAATATTATGCTCTAGTTGAAGAATACGAAGAGATAGAAAAGACAGTACATATAAAGTTAACCGGGTTAAGACCTAACAAACAGAGAGAGTTCTTTATCTGCACTATAGAGAAAGCCATAGTTTCTATAAGGAATTGTGCAGAGATTAATTACGAAAGAATATTTTATAAGACAGATGAGCAACTAAAGATTGAGCAACAAGAATTGGATAGGTGCAAGAAGTTAGAAAAAGAAAGTATTATTAGAGAGCATGAAAGAGTTAGAAAAGAAACAGAAGCAAAGCAAGAAAGAGAACGAACAATGTTTGAAGATACTTTTGATTTGGATTTGGACTTTGAGTTAAGTGAAGATACTTTATTAAACAGTTGTCCACATTGTGGAAAAAGTCTTGATAAGTTTGACTAAATTTTATTTTTACTTTATAAAAGGTATATATGCCAAAAATAGTAAACAAAACAGACGAGAACGCAAGAATGGTAACGCAGTTATCAGGTCTAGGATTGCCACATGAGCAGATATGTTCTATCTTAGATATATCCAAGCCATCTCTTTACAAGTATTATCAAGAAGAATTAATGAAGGGTAAGGCTACAGCTATTGCTAAAGTTGCAGAAAACTTATTTAAGATTGCAACAGGCGACCCAAAAGAAAGAAACACTTTGGGTGCAGCAATATTCTTTTTGAAAACTCAAGCAAGATGGACAGAGCGACAAGTACTGGAGATTCAAGATGGCACAGAGCAAGACGACAAGTTCTCTGAACTTATCCAAGACATTCAACGAGCTAAACTCGCAGAAAAAGACAGCGACACTACTCTTAACTGATTGGTATACAAAAGCTCGTAAAAAACAAATCATTATTGATGAAGATGACTACAATATTCAATTAGTGTGTGCAGGAAGGGGATTCGGAAAGACTCTTATGGGAGCTTACGACATAATTCAATATTGTTTATTAAATCCAAATGTCATATGTGGTGTGATAGCTCCAACTCATAGTGATCTAAGAAAGATATGTTTTCAAGGAGAGAGTGGGATACTGTCAATTCTGGATAGAGATTTGTTTAACGATAGTGGTTATAACAAGACTGATAGTGAAATAACATTCTTTAATGGCAGTAAGATAATGGGATTCCCAGCAATAGAACCAGACCGTTTGAGGGGAGTGCAGTTTCATAGAATATGGTGTGATGAGTTAGCTTCATGGAGATATCGAGAAACATTTGATAACTTAATGATGGCGTTACGACTTGGTCAATCTCCTAAATGTATTATTACCACTACACCTAGACCAACAGAACTAATCAAAGAGTTGGCAGTCAGGTCTGACACCAAGATAATTAAAGGCAATACATTTGAAAATGTAGATAACCTTGCTCCGTCTGCTATCAAGATGTTAAAAGAGCGTTACGAAGGAACTAGACTCGGACGACAGGAGCTTTACGCTGAAATCCTAGAGGATATAGAGGGTGCATTATTTAACGGTGCTAACATTGAGCAAAACAGAGTTGAGCTAACCCCAACACTAACAAGAATTGTAGTGGCAGTTGACCCTGCTGTAACTTCAAATAAGAATGTTTATGGAAAAAGAGATTCTGATGAAACAGGAATCATTGTTGCTGGTAGGGGTGAAGATAATCATTACTATATTTTAGGAGACTATTCTGGTATTTTTAGTCCTGACACATGGATTCGAAAGGCTATTGAGTGTTATTATAAATATGAAGCAGATATGATAGTTGCTGAAACAAATCAAGGGGGAGACCTTATTGAAAAGTTATTAAGGGTGCAAGATGCTAATGTTCCTTATAAAGGAGTACACGCAAAACGTGGCAAGATTTTACGAGCAGAGCCAATATCAAGTCTTTTTCAACAGGATAAAGTGCATATGGTAGGTTATTTTAAGGAGTTAGAAGAACAAATGTGTTCATTCACACCCTACTCAGTAAAAAGCCCAGATCGTCTTGACAGTATGGTGTATGCCGTAAGTAGCTTAATCAATTCAGGCAAGGCAATTTTTAGAATCAGTTAATTAGAGGATTATATAATGGGATTATTTGATAGGTTTATAGGTAAGAAAGCACAACCGTTCATAAGAAAAGAAGCTCCAACAGTTATCATAAATAAATTAAATTCTTATAGTGGTAAGAATAGAAAGTATAAGGAATTTTCTAAAGACGGTTATGAACAGAATTCTATAGCATATCGTTCAATCAATTTAATAAGTAACAACGCATCAGCCGTCAAAATAAATGTATATTCTGGTGATGATAAACTAGAAAATCATGAATTAATATCATTGCTTAATAGACCTAACCCATTGCAGTCTCAAGTAGAGTTTTTCCACAGCATGATAAGTTATCTATTAATATCTGGTAACTCATACATGTTAAGAGATAAAGAATTTGGCATACCAAAAGAATTGTATTTATTGCGCCCAGATAGAATAGAAATCAAAGCCAGTAGCTCATTAATACCAGATTATTATTGCTATAAAATAGATAATAAGATTATTAGTGAATATCCTGTGGATAAGTTTACTGGAGCATCACAAATTAAGCATGTTAAGTTATGGAATCCACTAGATGATTTTTATGGTTTAAGTCCTATGTCGGCAGGAGCATACAACATTGACCAGCATAATATGGCTGGATTGCACAACGTGTCTTTATTGAAGAACGGTTGTACGCCTTCAGCTATGCTTAAATTTCAGCCCAAAGATGAGACTGGAATGACAGCGACATTAAGTGATGACCAAAGAGCAGCAGTATTAAATGATTTAGAAAGCCGTTTTTCTTCAGTTAATAATTCAGGCAGACCCATGTTATTAGAGGGAGATTTCGATTACGTCCAAATGGGATTAAACCCAAAAGACATGGATTTCTTGGAATTAATGAATATGTCAGCTAGAGAGATTGCATTGTGTTTTGGTGTACCAGCTCAGTTGGTTGGATTATCTGATACCACTTATGCGAACGTAGCAGAAGCAAGATTATCATTGTATGAAGAAACAATTATCCCATTACTTAATAGAGTTGAAAGTGATTTAAATGAATGGTTAGCACCTCTCTATGACGGTGATATATCAGTTAGATACGATATTGATAGTATTCCTGCTATGGCTGAGAAAAGAAGACGTGTCTATGAGAACGTCAGTCAAGGTGTTAGTAATGGAATCATTACAAGAAATGAAGCCAGAGAAAGATTAGGGCTTGAGCCAATAGACGGAGCTGATTCATTGTTAGTGCCATCAAATCTTTTCCCATTAGGTGAAGTTAATGATTCAACAGATGAAGAAGATAATGATACGCCAGTAGATTCTGAAGGCAATGCTAAGTATGACGAAGAAATGGAAATGGCATACGGAACAAAAGCAATGCTGGAAGAAGATGTTTTTGACAACGAACAAGAAGCTGAAGCCAGATCGGAAGAAATAGGTTGTGTAGGAAGTCATACAATGGACAAAGAAGGACAGGAAGTATTTATGCCTTGCAATACCCATGAGGAATATGACGCTCTTATAGAGGGCAGTAAGGCTGTATCTGATTTAAAGTTTACCGTAACTTCTGGAATGAAAACAGAAGCAAGAAAAGGCTTGGATTGGAGAAAAGAATTTAAGAGAGGTGGAACATCTGTAGGTGTAACAAGAGCCAATCAAATTATTAGTGGTGATAATATGTCTGCTGACACCATCCTAAGAATGTATTCTTTTTTCTCAAGACATGAAGTGGATAAACAAGGTCAGGGATATAATGCAGGTGAAAAAGGATACCCTTCTGCAGGAAGAATCGCATGGGCTTTATGGGGTGGAAATTCTGGATTTAGCTGGAGTAAGGTGCAAAGAAATAAAATTATGAAAGAGCGAGGAGAAGAAAAGGCTGAAGCTGATTCTTTAAAAGTAGGTGATATGGTTTCATGGGATAGTTCTGGTGGCAGGGCAAAGGGTAAGATTACAAAGATTGTTAGAACAGGAAAATTGCCTGTACCTAAAACATCTTTGACACTTAATGCTTCTGAAGATAACCCAGCAAGTCTCATAAGAGTTTATAGTGGTAATGAGCCAACAGATATTATTGTTGGGCATAGATTTGCAACATTGCGAAAGCTGTAGGGAATAATTATGTTTAAATTTGGAAAATCATCACTAAACAGATTAGATGATATAGACCCAGACTTAAGACTGGTGATGATGGAAGCTATAAAGTTGACTGTCATTGATTTTGGTATTACTGAAGGCATGAGAAGTTTAGAAAGGGCAGAACAATTAAAAGCTGATGGACTTAGTAAGGTTGGCAGTAAATCAAAACATTGTTTGGGTAAAGCTGTGGACATTGTTGCTTATGATGGTTCGAGGGTAACATGGGATTTAGATTTTTACGAAGAAATAGCTCAAGCTGTTGGTGAAGTAAGTGAACTATTAGACATACCTATAAGATGGGGTGGCAGTTGGGTGACTGGAGATTTTAAACTTAACAGAGATATGAGCTTTATAGATGCAGTACATTTTGAACTAGGATAACTTATAGCAAATAAAGGTATTCCTTATGGCAGATAAAATAAGAATTTCAAGACGCAGAAACTATAGAGAACAATTAAGGCTATATCTAAACCTTACCAAAAGGCTCAACGCAAAACTAAAAAAACTATTCAGACAAGCATCACGCAAAGCATCAACTAAATATGCTCAAGGAATGTTTGTAGATGATATTTTTATGACTGAATATGCTGATGACTTATATAAGATATTAGCTAACCAATATAGAACGGTAATCACTCAATCAGCAAAAAGAATTACAGAGCAAAGATTCAAGAAAGCAGATGATGAAGTTAATACGATCATAGAAGCATATATCATTACGCATACTGCAACAGAAGTAACTCGCATATCTGAAACAACTAAAAAATTATTAAGTGCAACTATTTTGAAAGGTATAAAAGATGGAGATAGCATTGAGGATATTTCAAAGTCTATAAGAAAATCAAATGCTTTTTCAGAAAACAGAGCGACATTAATTGCCAGAACAGAAACTCATACAGCTATGAACGCTGGTAATCAAGCTATCACAAAAACATTAGCATTAAGTGAGCCAGTCAAAGAATGGAATTCAGCATTAGATGAAAGGTCAAGAACGTGGCATAAAACAATGGATAGTAAAAAGCCAATACCTATTGATGAAGCGTTTATTGTAAATACACCTACAAAAAATGGAAATATACCATATCGTATGATGTATACAGGCGACTCTAATGGTGGTGCAGCAAACGTCTGCAATTGTCGTTGTTTCACTTCCTATTACGACAAAGATGATGAAGTAATTGCATAAATTTTAAACTATTTTTTATTCTCTTTTCAAATCAATAACTTATACCTTATTATATTTATAATATAAGTATAAATATACTTTACATATATGATAAATACCTTATAATGGTCTTAAGTTAATAACAAAGAGCAATCAAATGAAATCAATATATTTAAAATCAGTATCAGGTGATATGTCAAAAGGCTCATTAAGCAACAGACATACTAAAATTAAAATAGATTCTTATGATCTTGATATAGTAAAAGAATTTTTACTTAATCAAACAGAAAGAGATTTTTTTTATATAAAGAATGATTATAATTCTAAGAAAGCAAGAAAAGCTTACAACAAATTTTTAAATATAGCAGAAGAGTTGATGGATAGAGGTATTTTTTTAGATAAATACTACGCTAGAACATCATGGGAATTAGTTACACCACAATAAAAACTTATAATTACTAGGAGCAAGAAAATGACAATAGAAAAAGCAAAAAAAATAGTCGAATTAATTGATTATTGTGATGACAATCATATTG